GTCTTTGGTTTTCGTCTGCGCGTCCGCAGCAAGCACCAACGCCGCGCCTGTCGTGCCAACCTTGGCAGCGAGCGCCTGCTGCGCGGCCGCCTGCGCGTCCGTTGCCGTCGCGCCCGTCCTCATCGCCTCAGCGTGGTCCTTGGCTGCCGTCGACCCCTTGCCGAACTCGTCCGTGCTCAACCCGAGCGAGGTCATCAGCTTATTGATGTTGTTCGTCAGGACCAGCGCGTCCGAGCCACTCAGCTTCGAGTTGGCGGACATGGCCACCATCTGGGCGTTGAGCTCGCGTGACGCAGGGACGCTACCCATTGCAGCATCGGTGACCAGGGACAGGTTCAGACCGAGGGCCTTTGCTGCCGCGATCCCGCCGTTGTCCGTGATGGTTTTGAGGGCTGTCTCGCGCACGTTCGCGTCGATGGCACCGTTGGACCGGATCAGCGCATCCGTGTAGGCGTTTACTGCATCCTGGCTCTGGCGGGACGCCTCCGCACTCTTGGTGTAGGCGAACGCTGCGATAGCGACGATGACCGCAACCGCACCGGCAGCGATGTTCAGCAGCCCCAGCCCTGCAGCGGCAGTCTCAGCGGACACACCGACGAACTCCAAGGCAATGCCCACCCCGTGGATCCCAACGGAGAGCAGCCCGAAGGACTTGAATCCGAGGTACACCGACCCTGCGACGGTTGCCAGATTGGCCAAGACGTCGATAGGCATGCCGTTGATGAGGTCCGCGAGGATCCGCAACATCCCCAACGTGCCAAGCCCGAGCGGCGCGAAGGCAGCGACCAGGCGGATAGCTGCGCCGACGATGGACTCGACAGCCTGCATCACCTGCGGGAACACGCTGCGCACGTAGTCCCCGAACGTCACTACGCCGGGCCCGGACATGAGCGCGGCGAAGCGTTGCGACAAGGTCAGGACGTACACGCCCGCGTCACGCGCCAACGGTTCGAGGGCGATGAACGCCGCAACCAGCCCGGTGGTCAGCACCCCGGCGGTCTTGCCGGTGATGACGGAGAACTGACCGACGATCGTGTTCAGGACTGGCATCCGCTGCTGCAGGTCGCCCACAGCCTGCTGGAACGGTCCCAGGACCCCAGACGCGGCAGTGCGACCGAGGGTCGTCAGGTCGGCTTTGAGCGTGGCCAGCATCCCCGTGTAGGCCAGCCCTAGCGGGGTCCCGGCCTTCATCTCCCGAACGATGCCAACGACAGCCAGGATCCCCGCGGCACCCATGGCACCGAACCCGACGGCCAGGCCGGCAGCACCAGCGAGCAACGGGACCAGTGCCGGGCCGAGGAGAAGGACCGCGGTAACCATCGCGCTCATGCCCCGGCCGGCGTCGTGGCTGCTCTTGGCGACCTTCTTGTTGCCCTCGTCGACCTTCGCCTCGGACGCGGCCACCCCGAGCAGCTTCGCCTCAGCACCCGCTGTGTCGGCATCAACCTTGACGTCGACGTTCTTGCCGTCGAGCTTGTCAGCCAGGGCGGTGCCTTTGGCCATGCCCGTCTCGAAGTCGCCCATGTCCAACCTGAGGTACCCGACGAGCTCGCCGACGTTTAGGCTCATCGGGCACCTCCCAAGGGTGTAGACTTACGACATGACTAACCGATTAGGTGATGTATCACTGACGCAAGTTGTCAAGGTCTACTTGGCTGCCGGAAAGAAGGGGCTGCCTCCCACAAAGGCTGTGCGTGAGCGCTTCGGTATCTCGCAGTCCACGGCAGGCGCATGGATAATGAAGGCGCGAGCCGAGAACCTCTTGCCTCCCACCTACCAAGGCAATCCGGGATGCCGAAACCTCAGGGCTATGCGGGTATCCAAGGCGCTTGGCGTGGAGTACGACGATCTAGTGAATGCAGTGATCCGACACGCGGCCGGACGGCTGATACTGCAATAAGGGCCTAGCGTGCGCGACGTCAGGTTTGTTGGAAGTGGCGGCCGAGACGGGACCCGGGTACGGGGAGCATCGACCCGTCAGCCAAGGGAAGGTACTGCAGTCGGGCGTCGAGCAGGCCCAGGATCCGGACCCGCAACCACCGCCACGACCTCGACGACATCAACTCGGGGTCGCCGACGTCGATGCCACGGTCCTGTAGGTCGCACTCGACCAGCGCCCACTGGCTGAGGATGTCGCCCCAGGTCAGACCTTTTTGGCCTTGGGCGCCGTCTTCTTGCGGGTTGTCGATCCAGCGTGGGAGGCCCGCGGCGTTACGGGCTTCACCCGGGTCGGCTTCTTTGTGGCCCGGCGTGTCGCCCTGTTCGCCGGGACCCGTGCTTCCCCCGAGGCTGCCAACCCCGCAGCCGCATCCTCACCCATCGCGAAATGGATGAACAGGTACCGGTTCAGCTTCTGAATCCGAACCCACGACACCCCATCTTTGGTGAGCTCGTCGAGGGTGGCACCCATGACGTCCCGCATCAGGTCGCGTTCCTGGTCGTCGTCCAGCTCCAGGGCAGCAGCCTGAGCACCAATGTCGCCACCCAACCTCGCCTTGACTGCGAGGTTGGCCAGGGATGTCAGGAACAGGCCTGTCTTGGCGTCCGGGGAGTCGAACTTGTAGGTCTTGCCGTCCGGGTGGGCGGTGGAGGGGATGCCGGGTATCTCGACGGAGTCGTCGTCGAGATACCCGGCAAGATCTAGTCTGGCCATCAGACGGCCTCGTCATCGGCAAGTAGTCCCTTGTCACGCAGTTCCAGGGCAACCCGGACCGCGAACGCCAGCATCAGTGGCTGACCGAAGTGCTCTGCGTACCGCAGGATCTCGTCGGTCACCCGCTCAGTGACGGCTGTGCGCTCCAGTAGTGGCTCTATGGCGTGCTCCATGGCTATCTCCTTTGGCTGTTGGCTGTGTGGCTGTTGAGTAACGCGGGCGACCACAGCCGAAGCCGCCCGCGTCACGACTGGCTATCAGACGTACAGGTAGGTCGGGCCGGTGATCGACGGGCCGGTCGCGTTCGTCACGACGATGGCCACCGCGCCGGCGACGTGGGCGGGCGCGGTCGCGACAAGCGTGTCGTCGTCAACCACGCTCCAGCTGGTCGCGCTCGTGGTGGCGAACTTCACGCCAGTGACCGCGACAGTGCCGGTGAACCCGGAGCCGCGGACGGTCACCAGGGTTCCGCCGGCGGCCGGGCCGGTGATCGGGTCGAACGAGTAGATCACTGGCACGGAGGCAACAGTGTCCGGGTGGGTGATCGCAGTGCGGAAGCCTTGGCCGACGAGCTTCACGGACACACCATCGGTGTCCTCCATCTTTCCGCCATCAGGAGACCACTCGACACCGGCAGTGCCCTGGTACGCCTCCACGCGGGGGCCGCCGGGCTCCATCTCGTAGAACCGGACCTCGATGCTGTTCAGCAGCCCGATGTTCTCCGCCTTGGCCCGCAACGCCTCCTGGCCGGGGTCATACGCGGTCGGGTCGGACGCGGTGGACTTGCGGACGAGCTTGAGGTCAGCACCCCACGTGCGGGCGGTGGCCGTGGACGACATGTCACCGCCGGAGTCGAAGTCCGAGGTGTCCTTCCACGTCGGCGACAGCGACGGCTTGAAGTCCGTCACACCGAAGACGCCCGTCCAGATGGGCGCGGCCGCGGTGCCGGTGTTGACATCCACGAACCATTTGCGGACGGTGGTGGCCGCCCCGAGCTGAACACGAGCTGTTGCAGGCATAACTAATCTCCTTCAGTGGGGGTGTTGCAGGGGATGGGGCGGGTGTTACGAACGGTTGGTGCTGGGCCTGTGCACGGTGGCGTAGTAGTTGCTCGAGCGGCCCCACCTCGAGTTGGCGTCCTGGCCCATGGACGTCCCGGAGCGGCGGAACATGGACACGACGTGAACCCCACCAACTAGATCCACGCCCTCGAGGCCGTGCAGGGCGTCGAAGATGGACCCGTCCAAATCCTTCACCGGTCGGGGGTCTTGGCCGCCCCACCGGGTGCGGACCTGCACACCGATCACAGAGTCGGACAAGGTCGGGTCGTCACTGACCACATAGTCGGTGAGGGTGATGACCCGGTCCGGGGACTGGGGAACGGTGTCCATGACGATGCCGGTCTCAGTGGGTGCGTAGATGCCGGTGTCGCGCCACACCCCGAGGCCTGCGGTGGCCAGGAGCTGGGCGATGCCGGTCAGCAGGTTCGTCTCGAAGCCGCTCATGTTCCCAGCGCCGTCCGGATTTCGTTGGCGATGATCTCCTCGATGGTCTGAGCCTCGGAGGTGAGTGCGACCTCGAGGTACTTGGCGATCCGCCCGTTGTCGTGCCGGAAGTCCATCGACTCGTGCTGATTCACGGCGTACACGGTGTCGTAGGACACTGCGGCCTTCAGGCTGTCCTCGTCCACGGAGGCGACGCCGGAGCGCTCCAGGGTGCCTTCCTCGATGGGGACGAGGGTGTTGGAGACTTGCAGCAGGTGTTCGGAGGCTTTGGTCAGCCCACTGACACCGGCGGCGTGAAGTTCGGCGGGGTTCGGGAGGTTGAGGCCCATCAGGTGGTCGTCACCTTCATGAACACGATGCGGCCGCGAACCGTGTTGGCTTTGACGCTGATGACCTTCGCCGCCCGGCCACTGATCGTGACCTGCGACTCAGGCGTGAACAGGGTCGTGGCGTCCAAGAGCGCCCTGGTGGTTTCGTCGCGGGGGGCCGGGTGGACAGCCAGGGTGGCCTCGGACACGACCTCGTCGCCGGCAGTGTTGCGGACCAGGCGCCTGGTCTGGTCAACGTTGACCTTCACTGTGACGGGGGCGTCGAAGTTGGGCCCGTAGGCGCCGTCGCCGGTGTACGACTCGACGGTCACCAGGTCTTTGAGGAGTGAGCGGCGGATTTTCACCAGGACACCGGTTGGCCGTCACGCAAACCAGCGTTGACCAGGATCCGGTGCGCCCGCGGCGCGAGATACGTGGGGGACACACGCTCGCCCTGGTTGGCGCTCATTTTGACGCTCATGCCCGCCAGGGAAAGCTGGTCCACCGGGCCGAGGATGTCGTCTTCCTCGTCGCCGGTCTCCCAGAACTCGACCTGCGCGCACGTCGCACCCACCAACGCCGCTATGACAGCCGCATCGGTGGGCGCCCCGGTGACGGCGTCGACGTCGTAGATCGCGGTGCGCAGTGCTTGGTCGATGACCTCCGACGCGCGGACGAGCAACCGGGCAGCACCGGGCGGGGTCAAACCCCAGGGGTCTGCCGCGAGCTGCACGACCGTCGCGTAGGTGGTCATGACTGCGGTCAGGCCTTCTCAGCCTTGGGCGCAGTCGTCACGCCGCCCTTGAGGCCCTTGGCGTCGCCGATGTCATCAGCGTTCGGACGCTGCGGCACCTCGCCTTGGTGGGGCTGGTACCC